TACTGCGTCGGCTGTTTGGGCTGGGTAGCTTATGTTTGCTTGTTCGGAAGCTTGAACTTGTATAGATTGGTCAATGAACGGGTCTGTGTAGTCGATTTGAACTTTCGCTATTACTCTTCTTTCTGTTGCTTTCATCTGCTCTAAAAATTCTTGCGTCACTGGATACATAGCCATCACCTCTATTGCTCTATAAGAGCTATGCTCACATCTGTATAATACCGGTCGGTATTTATTGGCTGAAACACTGTCATGTTTATATCACCAACGTAGCAAGTAATCGTGGTATTTTCCCCTGTCTGTGGGTCTGGATAGGTAACTTGGTGAAATGTTTTACTGTCTAGCAAATCTAAAATTGTCTTTAACTCAGAACCCTTGATAATGCTCCATTTGCAATCCAATCGTCGCTTTTTAGCTATTATCTCCATCACCATTTTCCCACTAGCTGTCCTCTCAGACTTTGATAAAATAAAACGCCCAACCTTCAAGTCAGTTGGGCTTTTAACTTTAACACCATCTATCATCATCTATTCTCACTTCCTATTCGTTGCTCTTCAAGAATTCTAAACTGTCTTAATTTTTGCTCTAATTTCTTTAAGCCTAAGTCGTCAGCTATTAAGGTACCTACATGCAGATGGATTTCAGTCTTTGGTGTAATAGCTGGTGAGTAGCTTGTCGGTGCATTGCTATAGCTTGTAGGTGTTGTTGCAAAGCTCAGAGTTGGCTGTGCTGTTATTATGTCTTGCAATGTTGTAGCTGCCGTCAATGCAGCGTTGCGGACTTTGTTTATGTTCGTGTATATTCCTTGTGCTAACATATCCATCAAGTTAGGCATCCACTCATCGGCGTATTTGCCCGGACCTTCTCGTGCTGGAGAGTGAAAACCTAAAAAGTCAGCTATTTTATCAGCTGCCCCTTTTGCAGCATTGCCAATGCTGCTGATAGCACTTTGAATACCAGCTGTTATATTGCTGACAAGGTTTCTGCCCCATTCGTAAGCACGATTAAAAATGCTTGAAATGTAGTTCCAAGCTTCCTCAAACGGTCTGATAATAGCGTTATACATTGCATTAAACGAATTCACAAAACCTTGCTTAATGTTATTCCATGCTGTTGATATGAACTTTCCTATATCATTCCAAAGCGCTGTAAGAGTATTCTTTGCGCTTTGTATTGGATTCACTATGAAATTCTTAATCGCATCCCAAACAGTGTTTGCTGTGTTCTTTAGATTATCCCAAGCTGTATTTAGAAATGTCGCTATTGCGTTCCAAGTTGTTGTGAATATGCCTTTTATCATATTCCAAATCGTTAAGAACACGTTTTTAATCGCATTCCATACGGTGAGTGTTGTCGCTTTAAAAGCTTCCCAAGCAGTAGTTAAAAATGCAACTATTGCCTGCCATGTCGTTGTAATTATGCTCTTAATTAAGTTCCAAACGGTCAAAAAGATATTCTTAATCGCATTCCAGACTGTTTGCACTGTCGTTGTAAAGGTTGTCCATGAAGTTACTAAAAATGTTTGAATTCCTGTCCAAACGGTTGTTATTGTCGTTTTTATACCATTCCAAACTGTGTCAAACACTAGCTTAATTCCATTCCATACAGTTTGCGTCGTTCCCAAGAACAGTTGCCACCATGCAGTTAAGTTGTTAGCTATAGCCTGCCATACTGTCGCAATCACATTGCGTATAGCGTTCCAAACAGTTGTAATGTGATTCAGTATTGCATTCCAAATATTGACCGCTGCCTGCCTTACTCCTTCCCAATCCCCCTTCAAAAACGCACTTATCATGTTCCAAATGTTAACCGCTACTGTATAAATTGTCTGCCATGTGCTCTGAAATATAGTAACAATTGCATTCCATATGCTTTGTGCAATGCTAACCCAACCTTGCCACAACGTTCTTAGATAATTGCCCAAGGCATCCCAAAACTGTGGTGCTGCTGCGTATATCCGTTGCCACACACTCATGAAAAAGTTTGCTATGCTATCCCAAATCGTTTCTGCTATGCTCTTAATGCTGTTCCATGTATTTGAGAAAAACGTCGACAAACTATTCCAAACCGTCTCAGCTTTGCTTTTGATTGTATCCCAAAATGAGCTAATTTTATCTGCAATACCACTAAACATATCTCCAATTCCTGTTGACAAGCCACCACCTAAATCTATGTTGCCCAAGTCATTTAGCTCTGGCATTTCAATATTATTAGCTACATCTTTGCTTGCATCAGCTGTATCCTGCATGATTTGGTGTACTTCGTCAAAGCTCTGTATATTGTCGTTTGCCTCTTTTGCTGCTTTCTTTGTTGCATCTGCTTGTTCATTTAATCCTTGTGCAGCGTCTTGCGCTGCTTGTGCTACCTGATTCTGATTAGCAACTAATTGCTGTGCTGCTTTTATATAGCTGTTGTCGCTAAACGCAGCGCTTCTTTGTGCCATTATCTGCTTTTCCTTTGCGATGTATCCAGCAAGAGCTTTTTGCATGTTAGAAAAAGCATTGCCCAGAATCGGTATCCAACCAAGTACAAACTTAAATGCTGTTACAATGCCACATGCAGCTGTGAGAATTCCTACTTTCAGCGCTCCCCAAGCTTGCAATCCATAATATCGTACCTTGTCCCAATTCTTATAGAGTAATGTGCCAGCTACAACAAGCCCTCCTATTACTGCTACTATAACTTTGCCTTGCGGTGGTAATGCAGCAAATAAAGTTTTTAGTGCTGAAAAACCTTTCCCTAACAACGACAAACCTTGTCTAATCAACACAATTGCTTCCATTAGTTTGCCCAAAGCTAACACGACAGGTCCTATCAACGCTATGATAGAACCAAGACCCACAAAAAACTTTTGCCAAGCTGGGTCAAGGTTTTGGAACCAAGCAATTAAACTATTCAATGCTTTTGTAACAGCTGTTACGGCAGGAATGAAAATCTTCCCCAACGTTACTGCTAATTCCTGTAGCCTGCTCTTTAAAATTCGTAGCTGATTTGTCGGACTTTCAATTGTTCTTGCTAAGTCGCCCTGTGCATTCTTTGTTTGTTCTAATATAGCCATATAGCGCAGTAAAACTTTTTGCTGTTGCGTTAATTCTTGCCCTTCTTTTGCTATCCCCTTTCGTAATGCTAACTGCTGAATTGTCATATCATCAACAAGAATACCTAAACGACGCAAAGGCTCAATTTCACCCATTATGCCTGCTGTGAGTTTCTCAAACGCATCTGCAACATCGAGATTATAGAAAGATGCCATATCATAAGCTAATTGCGTCAAACTCGTTGCCATCTTGTATGCGTTCTTTTCACCTAAGCCCATAGCAGTGAACATCTGATAGTACATACCGACATTTTTCATGAGCTCGTATTTATTTAAACCCAAAGCATCGCTGAGTCTATTTGCCCAATCCTCAGCAGCTTTTGCCATGTTACCCATCGCAACTCTGAAAAGATTCTCAGTCTCTATAGCGTCCATTGCAAACTTTGTTGCAACACCTGATGCGAGAGTAAACGGTGCAGTAACTCCTATCATTAATGACTTGCCAACGTCTGCAAGCCTTGCACCGACTGTACGTATTCCTTCATAGCGCTTCTCTAAATCTTCAAGATTTTGCTTTACTTTTCGCATATTCTTTTCAAACTCGTCAATACTTGCACTAATGCGCACAAAGATATTACCTATTTCAGCCAATGCTATTCACCTCTACTCTGCAAAACGCTTCAAAAGCTCCTGCCACTCCTTGTCCTTGTCCACTATTTGCTTAACCTTGTACTCTTTTTGTTTGCCCAAGAGTTTAGCTGGTGATACAGGCTTCTTTAGTCTTCCTGTGTAACTGATTATGTGCGCTACTGCCCACGCTAACATCTGAAGTTGTTCTTCTTTTTCAAACCTCTTTGCTTCAGCAATCAAGCTAATTTCAAAAGGTGTTAGTTCCCAAAACTCGTTAATCGAAATGCCAAGCTTTAAGCATTGCAGGAGATAGTCCTGCCAATTAATTGGACTATCCCCTGCTTTATTTAGTTTTTTTGTTTTGTTGTTCCCTTCTCTTGTGTGCCGAATGCAATTTCAAAAGCTTTTGCCACGGCTTCACTTGCTTTCATTATGCCTATCTCGTCTATTATCTCATCTGTTTGTTCAAGGGTTAAATCAGGAAATTGATGTAGCAACCCTATTCTGAATATCTGTGTAAGCTCATTTATTCCAACGTCGCCCTGCATCTTTTCACCAAGCTTCATTATCGACATGCCAAATTCCTGTTCAAGTATTCTCAAAGCTCTGTTGTTGTATTTAAGCGTGTAAACCTTATCGCCCGCTTTAATGTCGTATTGTGCTATCATGCATTAAAACCCCTTTCATTCATTTATGCTCCTGTTGTTTTTGTAAGAGGTCCTGTTCCTTGCAAGGTTACAGAATATGTCGCAGCGTCGTCATATGGTGCTTCGATTGGGAAATCTGTTATATATGCCTTGCCAGTGTATTTTGTGCCACCCGGAGTAATAAGCTGTACCTGAACGATTTCACTATTCATATATGCTTGCTCAAGTCTTGAATAAGCTGTGTCGCTTTCTATCAATAAACCCTCAGCCTCAATGCTCCAATTTTTTATCGTCGGTATTCCTTCGTACCAGCCGTTGCTATCTTTGCTTGTTACATCTACCTCGTCAACTTCCCTGTTTAATGTAGCTCCTCTTTGTCCTGCTACTGTCGTCCACGAAGGTGTTGCTTCAGTCCCTGTGTTCACCTGAATCAAGAAGTCAACACCTGTTACAGCTGCCATCTGAAATCACCCTCCTATTTTTCTATTGTTCTTGAATTTTGAACCTAAATCTTATAACCCCGTGTCTATAGCCTTCGGGGTCTCTTAAGGTTTCAACCATATCAAGCATCGCCACCACAACATAAAAGCCCTCGACCTGCAACGGTGCTGAGGTCAGGGCTTGTATGACCTTGTCGATTATTTCTTTTGCTTCTTTCATACCGTTATAAGTGCTCCAAACATGCAATGTATGAGTTATCTCTTGTCCTGCTTCAAGCTTTGTACTCCAGTCTCTTGCCGTATCCTCGCCAAGCGTCACATATGGCATTGAAGCACCAGCTGGAACTTCGTCATACACAGAACAAGGCAAACTTGCTTTTAGCCTCTCATATATAGCTTTTTGCAATAACAATAACGGCGACTTCATTCTGTCGCCTCCTTAATCGCTTTCTCAATCCCTTCCATAAGTCTTGGCTTTTCTTCTTCATATGCTGGGAACAAATAAGGCTGTGCTCGCATTTTGCGAGTCCCAAACTCAACATATTGGGCATAAGGCATATGCGGACCTATCTGTGCTGACATATCACCGTAAAAGTCAACAGTGATGGAGTTTCGCAAAGCTCCAGTGTCTACTGGGCAGCGTCGCTTTGCTTCTCGCTGTATATTCAGCGCTGACTCGCTTATTTGCTTTGCGACTTTTTTTTTCGCTTTCTCGTTGATTTTGAGTATCTTGTCAACTGTCTCTTGCACTCCTTTTACTTCGACTTTTACTTTCATGACACCACCTCGCTACATAGAAGCTCCAACCATTGACGACGTTCTTCTACGTCAATAATTGCCTCTATTTCGAATATTCTATCTTTGTACACTATGCGCATTTGTGTTTTTATTCCTGCACGATAACGTATTGTTACCTTGTGCGTTAGCTCAGACTGCACTTGCTGTGCTGTATAACGTTCACTTCCTCGCAATGGTGCAATCGCTGCCCAAACAGTTGCTATATTCTGCCATGTTTCTACTGTGCCTCCATAACCGTCGTCAACTTTTATGAGTTCTTGTATCGTTATCCTGTGTCTCAACTTGCCAATCATAGCATCATCACCCTGTAAGGCTGCAACAACGAAGCAACAGCGTAGGGAATATCTTTCCTCGCTTGTATCTCATAGTTTGCTGCTGGAGCTTCTCCTTGCCTGCTCTCATATAAATGTGCAACAAGCATTAGAATTGCTTGCCTAATTGCTTGTGGCACGCTGTCTGGCGTGTCTCCATAGCCTGCTTTGTATCGGACAACTAATCCATCATACTCGGTCGATACTGCAGCTATCTTAAGATAAAGAGCGTCATTTCCTGCAAGTTTGTAAACGTCGCTTGGTAGCGTCTCACCATCAAGCACAACGCTAATTATCTCCTGCACAGGTGGTCTTGGCAGAATGATAGCTTGTTTATTGTCGCTTATTCCAAGTTCCCAAACCTGCGTTATAAAGCTCCTTCTTGTGTATTCCTCGCATTTCTGCCGTGCTGCAACGATGAGATTGCTTATCAGCATATCATCATCTGTTCCGTCTACCTTTAGATGTAACTTTGCCATCTCCAACGTCACTGGTTCTATTGCTGGTGGTGTTATCAATTTCAGATACATAATCTTTCACCTCGCTTGGTCCATCGAGGCTTTTGTCCTCAACAGCAATACCTGCTCTTATCCATGCTCTTGCTAATTCCTCATCAACATTAATAACAGAGCCGGGGACAAACCCCCGGCTCGCTGTTGCAATGCTTCTTAAAATCCTAACTCTCATTGACCATCACCTTAGTTAGCTGGTACTTGGAGTACCCTTAATGCATTAGGTCTTACGACTCCACCGCCAACTCTGTAGTGTACCTTGAAGCCTATTAATCCCTGTTCTGCATAAAGCTCTGTCAATCTTTGCACTGTCATGCCCAGTCTATCGAGTATCCTGTATCCGCTTCTTATATCGCCGAATATCGCAACTTTAGCAGCAGTGCCAGCAGCGGGTATTACTGGTATATCGTCCTGATTGTATACAGGATAACCCGCAAATGTGGATGGTGCTCCTGCCTGTAATGATGGCTGCCACAAGTACTGTCCGTTGCTGTCCTTCAAGAGTCTCAAAGCCAATTCAGTTTTGCTGTTTACAATCAGGACGCCATTCTTCCTGTACTGAGAAGGCACTTCATAGATGAGTTTCAAAATATCATCTGCGGTAATAGCAGCTGGTTGCCCTGCATTGACAACTTCAACATCTGTGCTATTCAAGATACCTTCAGGTTGTTTATTAGCATGTCCTGTACCTGTAATGAATGCTTTATCCTCTGCTTCTGCTATCGCTCTTGAGAAGGAATCAACAATGATAGCCTCAAGTGCAACGTCAGTATCCATAAGCTCGTCTTCACCAATCTTGGTTAAACCGTACAAATCCTCAACATACTGGTATTCCTCAGACGGTGTAGGTGTGCTTTCAGCAATAGCTGTTCCTGTTTCAAGTTTGCCCCAGCCGACAGTTACTTCTGTTAAGCTTCTTCTTCTAATCCTGTCAGTTCTGATTTGCCTTACAGTTGCTAAGCTACGGATAATCGTGATTTTGGGCAGTTCCCTGTAGATTTCTGCTTCTAACTCTTCCGGAATAAGTATTTGTCCTGTTGCGTCGGATACTAAAGCCTTTCTCTCTTCAGGGAGTAATGCAGAAATACTCTCACGCATAAACTTGAAAAATGCTGCTTTCTTTCCGCTTGGTTGTACAACATCTTTGACATCGACGGGTGGTCTCTTGAGCATTGTCTCAAGCTGTGCAATCCTCTCATTTATTTTTGCCTCGAATTCCTCGAATTCGGCTTTTGTGTAGAATCCTTTTTCTTTTGCTTCAAACTTGTCTCTCAGCTCTTTGATAAGTTTGTGCAATTCTAAAATCTTTTCATCCATTTAAAACACCTCCAACAGTTTTTTTAGTTCTTGAATTGATTTATCTAATAGCTCTTGTGAATTACCATCGCCCTGAGTGGAATTATCCGGCTCAGCAGCTGCAAGGAGTGCCTGTAATGCCTGAATAGCTTGTTCCACAAGAGCTCTATTAGCAGCCGATAAAACACGGCCAGCTTTTATCTCATGAGTAGCTCCTATAACAGCATATAAAAGCATATTAAGATCGCTGCTTTTTTCAGCCCATGGTGGTTCTCTATTAAGTTTCTTGTAGTACTTTTCAAGATGTCGCTTAATAGCCGGTATGTCGCTCTCTGGTATGTTCACTCCGCCTCTTGCACCTTGGACTGCAGCAGCAGCTGCAAAGATAGCCCGTGGTACTGCCATGAGTCTACCATCAATCACGTCAGCGATTGGCAGTTTATAAGCCCCAAAGTTTTCTTTGTTCTCCTCGTCATACCACAAGAAAGCTTTTCGATATTTACTCCAGTCGATTTTGTCTTTGTCACCACTCCCGTCGCTGCTTGCCCATTTAGCTATCCTTGCTCTTGCTACATCCGCATCCCAAGACCTATCTTCACTTGCAAGCGGTAAGTCTTGGAACGGCACAACCGCCTTGACTTCTGCAACCTGTGCAAGCGGGTTCATCGGGAAGGTCACTAAGCTCCATTCCCAAAGCCTTATTTCTTTCAAAATGCGCTTTGTGCCTTCCCAAACTTCCTTGACTGCATCATAGCCGATAGAAAGTCCTTTAAGAGCTCCCTGCTTCAAAAGTGCGTAAGCTTCTCTACCTCTTGTTGTCTCAAGGTTTAGCTGCCCTTTAACTCTCAAGCCTTTGCCATCCTCATAAGCTTCTAAAGTTACCCCGATGGGTTCTCTCGGGTCATGCTGCCACAAAATTGGCATTCTCGGGTTTTCCTGCAGCGTTTTTTTAAACGCTCCGGGTTCTATCACATCTCCACCCAAATCTACATTGCCAAATACGGCAGCATAACCCTCAAAAATGCCCTGTTCGTCTATGGATTTCATATCAAACTTAAAGCCCTTTTGTTCCATCATCTCACCTCCTTTACTCCACAACTCTATAACCAACAGAACACCTGCACAGTGGGTGTGCAGGTGGGACTAACGTTGTCATTGATGACTTCATGCCAGTTACAAACGTCTCTTCAAAGCCTATAACCTGACCATCGAGCGGCCCACAAAACTCGCACACACGTTCATCATCTGCCGTCAGCCACTCTTTTAGCACTTTGCCTTGAATTATTCCTTGCTCTTGAGCCTGTCTTATCGCTTCATATTGCCCATGATTATACGCAAGAGCAAGCTCTGTCCTTGCTATCCTTTCTGCTCTGAATCTGTGTAGCTGTGTAGCATATCGCAAAGTTTGTTTTTCCACTTGCTGCATACTTACTCCTTCAACTATAAGACTGTCTCTGAATCTCTGAACAGCTGTCGCTTGCTTTGGAGTCAAGCCTATGATTGGTCTCAATATCCTGCCCAATTCCTGCGGACTAACCGGTGCCTCGACCGTGTAGTGTCTCAAAACAGCTCTCACCGCTTCAAGCTGTTTTTGCGTCAAATTAACAATCAATTCACCACCTCTTGTTGTAATCCATTGCTCTATATGCTGTCCTGTCGGTGTAAAACTAAAATTTTCACCTGTTTCAAAAACTTCTCTAAT